TTCAGCAGGTCTTGTTCCAGATGCTCCACTATTTCTAGCAGATCCCCCACCTGAACCTAGAGTTCCACCTGGGCCGCCGGCTCCGCCACCGCCTCCAGATCCTCCATTTCCATGTGAGCTTGGTCCTGGGGGTCCTCCCCCGTTTCCACCGCCACCACCTGAATAAGTGTAGCCGTTACCATCAATATTGTTTGAACTTCCGCTTCCACCTGGGCCGCCAATTCCTGATCCGCCCCATGGAGATCCCGAACCTCCGGCTCCACCGCCACCAGCTCCATTCCATGGTCTATGGTTAGCATTACCACCTGGATTTCCCTGTGAAGGTGATACAGGAGGAAAATTACCTGATCCTCCAGTTACTGCTCCATCTGAATTTCCGTGTCCTGCTCCTCCACCTGAGCCTCCTGGTATACCTGAAGGGTTTGGTGCTCCTGAACCAACACCTGAAGGTGCACCTGCACCGCCACCACCTGAAGAAAATTCAGCTGGATGACCGTCTAAAATATTGCTATCTCCACCTCTGTTTGAACTACCACCTGCTCCGACTGTAATTGTATAAGTACCAGCATCAACTGTGATTCCAGTTCCTCCTGGAAAAGATGTACGAAAACCTCCGCCTCCGCCACCACCTGCGTCGTGACTTCCACCTTTTCCTCCGCCAGCTATATTTAAGTAAGCGAATGTAACAGGTGGGTTAGGTGCTTTACCACCGCCTAATCCTAGTAGTCTGTATCCGAACATATTCTATTCTCCTTATGCGTCGTTTGCAGCGTCAGTAGTAAAGAATAACTTGATACCTAGAAGTTTTGCATCAGCAGTTAAACTATCTTCTGACACATCTCTTGATATTTGAAAGAACACCTGCTCATCTGTGCTAGGTGAACCTGCAATAGTTACTGCACCACTTTCTGCTGTAACATCTAAATCGTTCGCTGTCCCACTGTGAGCTTTTGCTGTTGGTGCAACTTGTGTACCAAAAGCTGTATTACAAGAATCATTATCTGCAATAGCAACACCAGATAAACCCCAAGAAACAGTACCTGTGTTTGTTGAGTTTGCTGTGAAAAATGCTTGGAAAGTTACTGTGCCTTCATTCCATGATTTTGGAAATGCAACAGCAAATTGTGCAAACTCATCTGAGTCTTTATCAAAATCTAATGTTTTAAGTTCTGGTCCGTTTCCTAATTCTGTTTGTGCTATGTCAGCACAACCATTTGTAGTGTTAGGATACATAGCAACTGATGGAACCCAAATAGTTTCTTTACCTGCAATTTTAACTGCACCAGTAGCATCTCCTGCGTCTACTGCTTTAACAACTCCAGTTCCGTTAGGAGCTAAAGTTATATCTCCATTAGCTGCATCTGTAATAGTTATTGTTCCTGAGTTTGTTCCAGAATTTGTATCTAATATTAAATCATGTGCTCCGCTAGATGTAATAGTAGCATTCCCTGATCCTGAACCAACAACAGTTTCTCCTGATCCTTTTGGTTTAATAGCTATGTCAACATTAGTTTCTCCTGTTGCTGAAAGAGCAGGTGCTTCACCTGTTGCAGCATTTGCTATCGTAAATTCATTAACTGCTGAACTTGTTGCAGTAAGATTAATTAATTCGTTGCCATTTGTGTCTGAAATTTTTGTCCCTATTACTGGACTAGTTAAAGTTTTATTTGTTAAAGTCTGTGTTCCTGTTAAAGTTACATCACCATCGTTAAAACCTAAAGTATAAATATCTGGATTAGTTCCATCGTTACCTGTTGCAAAAACTAGCTGGTCACCTTTATCAGTTGCTGAAAAAGTAAAACTATCTCCAGATCCAGAAGCATATTTAAATTGTACTGTATAAGAACCTGATGTTGAATTTCTTAAAAAATAAAAGGTTTGTGCATCTAAAGGAATTGTTACAATTTGATTTCCTGTAATCGTACCTGTAAATTCAATCATTCTGTGAGACATGACCGCACCAGTTGATCCATCAGAAACAGATAAAGCTGTGGTTTGTGCACCACCTGCTATTGATTGTGCAGAATAACCACCTGAAATTTGTTCAATAATTTGTAAATTAGTATTTGTTTTTGTACCCCATGTACCGGCGTTTTCACCAGTTGCCTGAAGCTCTACTCCTAAAGGTGTGTATGTTGATGCCATAATTTTTATCTCCTATTACGCTGCTACGTCTGTATACGATGTATTAGAACCTGTGTCAATAGCTTGATATGCTTGAATTCCAAACTTATCAGAGGTGCCTAATTCAGCAACAGAAGCAGTAGCTGATACACCTGTTAATCCCATCACATCTGCAGGTGTTAATGCTCCAACACTAGCAGTTGCTGAGACTCCTGTCAATCCCATAATATCTGCAGGAGCAATTGAACCCACAGAAGAAGTTACAGAAACTCCAGTTAATTGAATTGTTGGATTAGATGTAACATTAACTTCACCAATACTTGTTGTTGCAGAAACTCCAGTTACACCAATAACGTCCGCAGGTGTTAACGCTCCAACACTACCAGTCGCTGAAACTCCTGTTAATCCCATAACATCAGCAGGAGCGATTGATCCAACAGAAGTTGTTGCTGAAACTCCTGTTATCGCCTGTGTTATGTCTCCCACTATTGTTGGAGATCCAACACTTGTTGTCGAAGAAACTCCGGTCAATCCGATTATATCTCCAACTGTTAATGATCCAACAGAAGTTGTTGCTGAAACTCCTGTTAATAATATATCACCTTGAATGCCCCAAGCATCATCATTCCAAGCTGCTCTACCCCATCCAGTATTTATTTCTGCAGTTACGCTAACAGATCCAATAGATGAAGTTAAACCAAGACCTGTTGGAGTAACTGTTTCGTCACCCATGTCTCCCCAAGAACCTGAAGAGTCCCATGCCTTAGCACCCCAACCTGTCGTAAATTCATCAGTTATACCCCATCGACCAGCACTCCAATTTCCTGCACCCCACACGTCTTCATCAACGGTATTTGCAGTCCATCCCATAGCTGAATGGTTTGTACAATAATAATATAAAGTTGGTGCATCGGCAGCAACTGTAATTTGTGTGTATGCTCCCGAACTACCTGGTGTTCCATTAGTTGTTACACCGGTTGTATATTCGGTGCCTCCCCCGTGTGTTCCGTTTGGAGTGGTAGAAAACCTTAATGGGTGTCCAGAATTATAATAATCTGATTGATCAAAACGAAAAGTTCCACCTTCAGGTAAACTTAAAGTTACATCTGCTGTGGCTGTCGAACCATCGATAGCATATTTATTTGTTGAACCAACATTGTGATATGGGTGATTTGACGGATTACCACTGACAACTGTGACCGTGTATGTTCTATCAACGGACATCCGTTGCCACCCCCTACGCTATTCTGATTATTGCGTTAGATGCGTCTGCTGTTGGGAATTGAATTGTGAAAGTTCCGCTAGTTACAGTTTTATCACCACCAAATGCGATAACAGCAACAGCTTTGTCAGATTGATCATCATTATAAATTAATGCACCATTAGCTGTAAAAGAAGCAGAACTAAAAGTTACATCTGAAAAATCACAAACTGCTGTTGATCCAGATAAAGCTGGAGTAACACTTGTTAATGTTGCACCACCTGCAGAGTACGCAGAACCAGATGTATTAGAGATCTCATTCGATGTACTATATGCTGTTGTGCTTGCACCTAAAGATGCAGAACTTGTGTATAAAGCTATTTTAAAAGTATCACCACTAGAAGCGGTAAAATTGTGTGTGCCAACTAAAATTTCTTGTTTGAAACTATTACAAACTGCTGATGATATTGCCATAATTTATTCTCCTACGGGTTTGCTGAGGTTATTGGAATACGAATGGCGCCATCAGTGTAGTCGTCTCTTCGTCTTCTACCAACTTGCTCATTAGCAAACTTTTGTACCTCTTGTTTATACTTATTTTCATATAGTGTCAACATATCAATTGGACCTTTTAAAAATGAGTATGCCTCAGATAGACAACAATATAATAGACCATTTGGAAAGTTTAAACTGATATAATTAGTGTCATTGTTCTCTAATAATGCAGGTGCAGCATTATAATGAACTCTAAATTTATATGTAGTATCAGGAACTGGAGCAAACATCATTCTTCCAGATGTAGTGTCAGATTCTCCTGTACCGCCTCCAAACATAGCGTAGTATTTTGGTTGGCCTCTTTTAGAGGATGCTGTTGATGATACATATTCTTGAAGATATGTTATATCCTTTTTTTCCAACCATACATTAGGTCCAGTTATGGCTGAAGTAGAATCATAAACCTGTATTCCTCTAATAAATACGGCTCCTGCTGGAGCATTAATTGTCTCTTGACCAGTTACTAAATTACCCTCTTGTTGTTTTCTATCTGCATCAATTGGCACATCTCTAAAAATTCTATATTGTGCATTTAAAATAATATTCTCCAAAACAGAATCTGATAAAACATTAGAGTCTGTTTCAGTATAACTTCTTATTTGTGTTTTTAATCCTGATGCACTTAATCCAGCCATTACGCTACAATCTCCTGACATCTAGGACAAGTTTTTCTAAATCTTAAATGTCCTGAACAATGTGTTGGTTTAGGTTTTTCTACCTCTTCGTATAAAACAAGATGTGGATCTTGTTTTTCCGGTACAAACATATTTTTTATCCAATTCCAAATTTTATTTATCATGCGCTTACTGTGACTGGCCCTGCTGAAGCTATGTCACCTCCTCCTTCTAATGTTATTGAAGCCGTAACTCCAGAACTAAAAGTATAATTATTATCATCAACTTTAGTGATTGTATACCCCCCTGATGCATTTATTGTTGCTGCTGGTAAATTTGC